GCACGAGTTTAAAGTCATCCTAGGGACTATTGGACTCACTTCTTGATTACGGGCGGCGGCAGAACGGTCTTTCTGTCGCATTTGTAGTGTTTGAACTTGCATTTATCTCCATATTTGCAATCCCCCTTATTGACGTAATCTTTACAAAATCCGATTGGGTGTTCGAATTTGCACTTTTTGTTCTTGCACACCCCTTGTAGCCATTTATGACAGACCATAGAAACAACATCACTGATGATGGGTGCCTTCTCAGGTACACCTATCATTTGCCCTTCAATTTCACACGTAATAGAAGCTGCAATTTCGGGCCGGAGAAGTGTTGGCATTTCCAACACATTCGACGACGCGAAAACTTCATCTAACCAATGTGAAACGACGGAGTCAGTCATTCCTAAAGTCTGGACAAAATACTGGTAACAAGGGTCCAGGTCACGAACATAATGGTCACGTGAAAACTCCCAGGTCGCCTTTGGGGCAGGAAACACTGGATTCATCGTGAACTTCTTGATGATATCCTCAGATTCATATGAAGTATTATCATCAAAGATCCCGTCAAGAAAGGGTATACGTTCCACAAGCTGTGATTTACCCTTGGTGATCTTTCCTAGACATCTAACCGCGATCATCCCTAACATGTTGGTGCTATCAGTCGCCATAAGACTGATACTCTTCCTAAACAATGCTCGCTCTGGGTAATTGCAGTCTACAGTATTAGCTGTAAAATGAAACTTAGACAGAGCGCGCACTGGGTCGAAAAAGGAACCCCTATCGGAATCTGGCGAGGGCCAAATCCTTGCTAGGAAATCCGCAGGTTCTCCGCGTTGTATGATCTTGGGTTTGATCTGCATGTACAACATATTAATAACTTGTTGTAATTTCGACGGGCGTGGATGTGAGGTGAGGCCATCATCTCCACCATATACTCCCATCATCTCCCAGGCATGGTTAACGTCGTAACCACATTCTCTGAAAGATATAAAATTACAGCAACCGTTAATTAACGTATTGCCCATAGAGGTCATAGCCCCACCGCTGAGTTTGGTATTCTCATTATTGTAGACCAGGTCATATTCCGTGCGGAAACGCTGAAAAGTCTCACCATCACAGAGTTTGGATATCTCTGCATGATGCTTCTCATCAAACATCTCTAACAACACGTAGTACTCCACATTTCTACAAAACAAGGATTGCGTCCCATCAAATTTCGAGAAGTCAGTAGCGAGCAGAGGATGAGGTTGTTGAGCAACTCTCACCACAGCATCAGCTATTCCTTCAGGATTTTTGGCGAACGCATACCAAGCTATGTCGGTGTCAACCATATGTGAACACAGAGCTCTTACGAATCTTGAGTACTGTGCAACATGTTCTGGCTTCACACAGGAAATATTCCTAGGAGCCTTCACTTCCGAGTACGCTTCCGGCTTCTGAAACGCCGAATGTACTTTCTCTTCGCCGCGCTCGAGTGAGACGTCCAGCGCCAAACCATATTTGGTCTTTAGCAGGGCGCTCACTTCATCTAAAACCTCCTCGTTAGTCAGAGGCCTTAGCGCTTTTACACCACTTCTGATTTTCGAAGCAAACTCCTTTATGTACAAGTCGATCCGTACGGGGTACTTTTGTGAAAGAGGTTTGATCTTCAAAATCCTCTCATTTATACAAGATAAATCAGATGATTTTGACGAAGTCGGCGTGAAGGCACCATCGATGAGCGGGTTCATATAATTCCCACCCTTAAATTTGAGTATATCCTCCTCCACATTTGAAAATGTAGGCTGATACACCCTAGTGCCATCACGACGATTCGTGATCGAAACCTTCTCCACAACTGCACCACACACTATCTCCTTCAATGCATAGGGAGTAGCCTCCGGGGAGAGCCCAAGTATACGACCCGTAGACCCTATGGACAGAGTCTTCGGATTTAGCCTAGCGGCAGCTAACAAATCATTAAAGGCATTAGCAGATGTCACAACCTCGTGTCGCATGTTAGGGTGTGATATTATCACATTATCCCCAACATACAACAAGTCGAGATCAATACCGCTCAGAGGTCTGGTGTTAATGCGTGTAAGGCGTGTCTCAACATAATCGTCGAGTATATCCCACAACTCATACTTAATGTGTCGCAGAGGGGTAATGAAAACAATGGCACGATTTTTAGGTAGGGGGTGTGTTTCCACACTACAATAGACGCTCTCTCCATCAGTTGTTTTGAAGATCACGCTATCTCTTTCCCAATCCCAAATCTCATGTTCATATGGTTTGCTTCCAGCACCGGTCTGCTTATAAACTGAATGATTAAAGGTCACTTCCAGTTCACCTGTTAAGTATAAATGGCGGGGTATGATGGTGTACAAAGCCATCACAGCACCTGTCAACGCAATATCGCCAAACTCCTGTTCAGTCATGACATAGTCTTTGTCAGTAAGTTTAACTACCATATTGCTCGTATAAGCAAGGTCGCTCTCCTCGCACAGAAGATCAGACATCTTCTGTGTTCTCTTCACACCGTCTAATTTACGCAGTTGGTCCTTACGGCTCATATCATGAGACACAAGTTGTAAGTTCAAATACGTAGCATAGCGCTGAATATCGTCTTCAGCTGAAGTCCTCGCACCGGCTGCATGAGCATGGGGATTGCCATCTCCAGTTGGGTGAGACTCTGTTATTATCCAGCGTCTCGCCAATTGTCGAGAGCGATCGTAAGATAAGTGTGTCATGAATTGTCGAATCAACTTCATAACTCTTTTCCGGCCCACTAGCCGTTCGAGACCTTTTCCTGAAATCCGGTAAGGTATGAGGAGCCAAAGCGCACGTGTAAGCGCGTTCGCCTTGGTTAGTGATATCAGAAACGCTAAAACAGTCAACAGAATGCCCATCTCTTCTCCTTTTCCTACAATTGTTTGTGGAGAAATATGGGCCACCTCGTTTTTTTTTGGCACGGCGCCTCTATTGGTCGCCCAAGTGATAATATGGGCAGAGGAAGCAAAGGTGGTGACAACACAGTCGCCTTGGGGGAACCTGTATCAATATAATCAATATCAGGTGGGAGCCCTTCGGGAAACTTGTCATCATCATTACTGTCGGTTTGACTGTCCTGATCAACTAACTCTAAAAGAGCTTCGTTGTCATAGTTGTCTGAACCACATGGTGTCGCGTACCTGGTAACATAACGGAACAACTTTCTGAGGGAAAGTCGTTCCGTTTCGCTGGCCCAGGCAGCCAGCAGGATGAGGATAGATCCACATAGTAGTCCCAAAACATACAATGTCTCTACACCCTCATCAGAGAAAGACTCGTTGGAGTCAATCATATTCAGTGCCATCCCAATGGACAATGAATCGTCGCTGGAATCGCCGATTCCTACAAATGGTTTTAAAAAATTCA